AAGGCATTAGGTAAGGCGTATAGTGGCTTTGATGTCACCATTAGTGGATTTATGACATTTTTATGACATGTCTATGACATTGGGCGCGCTGGCAAAACGGAAACGCCCCGCTATAAGGAAACAAACCTCAACTGATAACAAATGACGCTTCAACTACTTAATGGTGATTGCTTGGAACTGATGAAGACCTTACCTGACAAGTCTATTGATCTCTTCCTATGTGACCTGCCGTATGGGTGCTTGACGGGTGGAGCAGGTAAAGAGAAGGCCAAACGAAATGCTGCTGGTGATGGTGGAGTGATAGGTGGATGCAAGTGGGACATACCGATAGATCTTGCGGCGTTTTGGATACAGGTGAAGCGCCTATGTAAGACGGATCATACACCCGTGCTGATGTTCTGCACGGCGAGATTTGGTTACGAACTGATTAAGTCGAACGAGGCGTGGTTCAGGTACGACCTCGTGTGGAACAAGATGCGTGGTGTGTCGTTTCTACAAGCGAACAAGATGCCGATGCGGTCGCACGAACTTATCTATGTGTTCTCCAAGAAGGGTGCGACCTATTACCGAAAGGACAGAGAGGGTAAGTTTAAGGGGACGGAGAAGACAAGGAAGGACATTGGTGATACTAATGTCTATGGAGATGCGAAGGCAATTCATTCTGCTCCTACTTCCAAGACCCATCGTTGTGTTCTCTCTGTTGTGGATTGTCCTACATCATCAGGAAGGGGTAATCACCCGACACAGAAACCCGACGACCTATATGAGTGGCTGATTACCCGTTACTCAAAGGAGGGCGACACGATACTTGACCCGACAGCAGGATCGTTCGCCTCGTGCTTCACAGCCAAGCGCCTTGGTCGTAATGCAATCGGAATTGAGATGGATAAAGAGTTCTACGAGAAGGCTATGGAGAAAACGGAACTGCGCCCGTCATAGAAAACTAATATCAGTTGAAATATAAAATGGCCGACGCTCCTAAAACGCTGACCGAGAGTAGCAAGTTAAAGTATAAGCAGGCGACGGATCGCATTGAAGCCGCCAAGCTCGACCTTGACAAGCCCGATGAGGTTATCGCATGGATTAGGACTAAGGGCGGTAACTCAACACAGCGTACTTACCTGTCTGCAATCAAGTATAAGCTTGGCAAGGAGTATCATAAAGAGTATGCCGCTGAGATGCGGGTTCTCATGGGTCAGCAGATAGCCAAGGACGATAAGCAGGAGCTAACTGAGAAGCAGAAAGAGAACTACATACCATATGAAAAGCTTGTTGAGATTCAGCAGGAATGGGCTGACAAGGATAAGACTGAGGAGCAGTGGAAGAGTTATGTGATCGCATCGCTTTACACTCTCAATGCGCCCGTCCGCGCGGACTATGGCGAAATGAAGGTATTTGGACGTGGTGACAGCCGGCGCACAACTGGGAATGAGTTGATTTGGCGTAAGAAGAAGCCGGTGTTTATCTTTCGGGAATACAAGACTAAGAGCCGTTATGGAGATGTTACAATCCCTCTATCAAAGAAACTCACAGCTGTTATTGGAGAGTGGTTCGCGCATCTTGGAAAAGTTCCTAAGTATCTGCTTGATGCTAAGCTTACGCCTAATTATCTACTTGGGGAAATTCAAGACGCATTCATCAGTACCGGAAAGAAAGTTGGAGTAGATTTGTTGCGCCACTCGTATATCCAGCACCACCTACCGCCGATTGCAACCGATACAGAGAAGCGTAAAGAGTTGGCTGGTCGCATGCTTCACTCAATAGATCGCCAGCAGGCATATTACTCTAAAAATGTTTAGAGCGATGGGTGAGCCCGTTTGTATGCTGCGAGATTGATTCCAAGTGAGATTGAGTTACCCCACAACAGATAGTACGACAAGTAACCGGCACGCTTGGGGTCGTGCGTGTCAAGATCTTTTTTATGACGAATTCTGTATCGTTCGCGACGCTCGGTGTCGTGATGCTGCGTGAAGTCTTGATACCCGACCGCGCCGAACTTGGTGTGTGTGCCGTCCTTGAACTCGGCCACCCACTTATGTATCCCGTCGTTCGCTCGTCTCAACTGCATTACTCTCAGGCGCAGATTTGATTGGAGTTGGAGGTATGCGAATTGATAGGCGATCCTGATAGATTTGGACTGGTTCAAGCCCATTGACCTCGGGCGGCTTACTAATAGCTGTCTTACTAAATTTGGATTGAAAGTAGGCTGTGCTTTCCGGTGGCAGCATCGGGCTAATCTCTGCGAGCCGGTCGTAGTCGCTGCGTATCATTTTTAGCATATTGCCAGCTGTCATACGTTCGTTGCGCGGTAACGAGAGTTCAATGAGAAGGAAGCGGTGTTGCTTGGCGTACTGAATGGCGCTGATCCGGTGACCCTCTGCACGACGGCTCCAACCAAAATAACTATTGACCGTTTGAAGTGTAGATACAAACAGAGAGCCAACGCCCAGTGTAACAGACGATAGCATTTGGTTATTGTCAAACATGTAACCGCTGCCAACCGAACAGAAGCCGACCACGGCTGACAACACGATACACGGAAGTTCAAGGAAGACCTTGCGATTGGAAAAGATGCCTTCTGCGTGCTTGTGAAGAACGGATAGACATTCGCTCTTCTCAGCTGTTTCTTTAAAGTATGTTTCAAGTTGCACCGACCATTGAACGCCGGAGAGGTCTTCCTCAGTCATTATAAAAAGACAACAAAACGGATTTGTTTGATTTATATATGGAGAGATGGCTTGCTCGTTCTATTGAATTTGCCAAGCGCGGTGGCCTACCTAACAAGTATGGTTTAACACCGCGTCCAACTACCACCTCGCACAAACTCTCGTCCATGTTGCCTAATCATCTCGTCAGTGATCTCTTGCTCGCACCCCATATATGTTATGTAAGCGACCTTGACCGGTTTATGCAACCTCGTCCATTTAGCGCCGACTCCGGACCAGTGCTGCGCTAAGCGTTGATTCAGGTTCATTGTGATCCCGACATACCAGCAGTCATCTTCAAGTTCAAGAACATATACGATGGGCTGGACGAGGATTGGTTCAAGGTGCATTGTAGCATCGTGAGATTTAAATGTTTGGATACGAACAATAGCAATGCCCGTGATTAACGGAGAGATGATTAATGTGCTGACCGACCAAGTTGCGTTCCAGCGTTACATCAACAATTACAGAGCTCTCCAACGGGCTAAGAAGGCGTATTACGAGAGGAACAAGGAGGCTATCCTCGCCAAGAAGAGAGAAAAGTATGCCGCCGCCAAGGTCGCCACCCCGGACGTTCAATCCATTTAAATATTCTCAGTATATACTAACAAATGACAACGCTGCGGATCGCCAAGGGGCTTCACGCATCGTATAAGAACTTTGCTGTGAAGAGTGTGGAGGAAACCCTCATTGCTCTTCAAACAAGAACAGACTGCTACGAGGTGTTGAACGAGGGATTCAACCGGTTCTATGGTGACATTGACGGGAAGGTCATGGAGAGCGCCACCGAGGAAGAGTTCAATGAGATTAAGAAGAAGACACAGGAGGTATTGACTACCTATCTCGCTCACGAGGAGTATGCGCTGATGGAAGCCTGTTCGTATCTGTTACACAAAATCAGCTTCCGGTTTGTATTTAAGAACATCAAGGCAACCAAGCAGGACAACAAGGAGATTATCAAGCTTGCTGCAAAGGAGCTGACGTTCCCCGAGGGCGTGAAGATTGACACCGGTGTCTATGGGGCGAATCAAAAGATCCGTATGCTCGGCAGTAACAAAGATGGTGAGAATAGACCATTGAAGTTGATTGTCGGTGAGCCGATTGACACGCTTATCTCGTATTGCCCTGATGGGTGCAAGGAGGCTGTTGCGCCCAAGAAGGTTGCCAAGGTCAAGGTCAAGGCGGCTGATCCTATGCTGATGCGCCTTCTTGATGAAACTGACATCAAGCGCATCGATGAGTATGAGACGTGGATACAGATGGGTATGGTCTGCTTCAACATGGATACAGATGTGTCTGTGTGGGAGAACGTGAGCTCCCGTTCAACCAAGTACGTTCCAGGTGAGTGCGAGAAGAAGTGGCGCACTTTTTACAAGGGTTCTGTTGGCATTGCTACCCTGTGGGCGTGGTTGAAGGAGGACAGACCGCAGATGTGGGAGGAGTTGAATGGCGATGACTATGAATACAAGAAGACTGAGTTTGAGAAGACGCATTTTAAGTTACTGAATCCGTCGTCGTTTGGTTACCTTGACTGCGATGGTATGTTCTTTCTCAAAACACACGCAGAGCTCTTGCAAGACGAACGAAATAACAAGTGCGGCGATGTGCCATTTATGACGCTGTGGGAAGCTGACCCCAAGATCCGCACCTATGACAAACTTGTCTTCAAGCCCAAGCAGTCTGTACCGGCTAACTATTACAATCTGTTTGAGGACTTTGGCTGTGGAATCAAGGGCGACATCTCTGTTATTCAAGAGGTTTTGATGACCCTGTGTAACAATGATCGCAAGGTGTTTGACTATGTGGAGCGATGGGTAGCTAACATCATTCAAAACCCGAGCCGGAAGAATAAGACTTGCGTTATCTTTCAAAGTGACACACAGGGCGCAGGTAAGGACACGTATGGTGACTTTATCTGCTCCATTCTCGGTCAGTATGCAGTCAATATCATTGATGCGCCGAATGAGATCTTTGGCAGGTTCTCAGCTCAACACAAGCAGCGTCTATTTATCAAGTTTGAGGAAGCGCCGTTCATTAACAACCACGCTCACCGAGAGATGTTTAAGGCGCTGATTACCTGCGAGAAGAAGGAGTTTGAGGACAAGGGTGTTAAGCCTATGACCCTTGACTGCTACTATAATGTGATGATGACAACCAATAACAAGGTTCCGGCATTGTTGGAGGACAAGGAGCGTCGCATGGTTCTTATCAAGTGTAGTGAGGAGAAGGTTGGCAAGCATCAGTGGTGGAAGGAGGCGCACAAGGTTCTTCACACACAGGAGACCAAGGACGCATACCTGTATTATCTATCTACTCTTGATCTTAGTGACTTTGACCCACGTGAGCGCCCACACACAGAGTTCTATGATGAGACCCGCCTTGCAACACGCCCGTATCATGCGCGATTCTTCCAAGACCAAATCTGCGAGAACACGGAGGCCGAGACGCTGAATTGGAGGGCTCGTGAGTTATACCGGCAGATTATCGCTAAGAACGAGAAGTTTGAGATCACAGAGACATCGTTAGCCAGCATTCTCAAAACCCAGTACGGCGGCGTGGTTACCAAGAAACAGGACAAACACGGCGCATCATACACATTTGACGTTACAACCATGCGGGAGCATCTCAAACAAAAGTGTTGGTGGAGCGACTTTTATTGAGGTGGTGGGTCACCACCAACCCACCACCATACCCACCACCAACCCACCACCACTCTTTTCTTATCTATTTTGATTAGAAATAGATAGATAGGTAAAAAGTATAGGTAAGGTGGTGGTGGGTATGGTGGGTTGTAGGCAAATCGTTTGGGTGGCAAAAAAAACTGAAAAAAGTGGGACTTGCAAAAAACGAGTGTCAGTTATTCCATAGCGATTTGCCAGACACCCATAACCCACCATCTCACCACCGTAGTATATACTAACCATTGTTACCAGCCCACTCTTGATGCCGGGCGCTCTTGGTATGCGTGTATTTGCTTATTTCCTTGAATGAAGCGCCGCAGTCACACGTGATCGTCCCGCTGTGTTTGTCTCGGTAGGCCTTGTTGTACGCCTTCATGCATTCGCTTTTTGAACGCACGGGTCGTGTGAGGTCTAAGTGATGTTTAGCACGACAATCACACTCAGTAGGTTTCGCCTCAGCGTGTTTTCGTTTCAATTCCATTACCTCGGCTTGATTCATTTGTTATTCCGCTGGGTTTTTTAACCCCGTAGAATAGCAAAGATGTCTATTACTGAAAAGGAAGAGGTTGAGCTCCTGTATGCATTGAAGCAGTTGCCGGATTTTGAGAGCTTCCCGCTCCCTGATAGCTGGTATGAGAAGTATAAGTTGGCTAAGCCCAGAGTCATCAACCCAAGGCAGTTCATAGAAAGTAATTATGCGATGGAGATGGCACTTGCGCCTAAGGATCTGCCGCCCATCATCATTGACGAGCCGCAGCAGGGAGGTAAGTTAGTTGCTGTTCCGGACGAGCCGATGCCTCATGTTGAGGTCAGGTCACGCCCGTTTGAGTGGGATAACACAAAGCCGTTCCCAGCCGTGCTTATACGAGACGACGACCCAGTGCTTCAAGGGACAGCTTCCCAACCTCATACGTCGTCTTCTGGATCTTCTGCCGAGCCGCAATCCCACCAGGGCGCATTGGAAACGGAGCAACCGGCTCATAAATCGTCGTCTCCTTCAAGCGACGAATTGACGGGCGGATACCAGCCTGATAGTCAAGCGGCTCCTCAAACTTGATATTCTCCTCTGCAAAGATGTCTTCCATTCCGTAATGAACCACAGCGTCCTTAGGAATATCGAGCGGGGCATCAACAAGATAGACCGGCGCATTAAACAGAGCAGCACCTTCCACATGGCTAAAAAGCTGATTGGATTTGAGAGGCACATAACCCATCGTACACTTTGGGTGCTTGGGATCAGCAATGAACGGCTTGGCAATCCACTTTGACACATTGAACGTAGGCTTCTGTGGCTTGGGCGCAGAGATCACATCGCTTCCGGGAACAGAGCGTCCAACCGCAATGCCACGACGACGACGATTCAGCGGTTTTGCATCAATCACGCCGATCTGTGAAGACACAATCATTTACCCTTTTCATCACATTTAAAACCCGAACACCTTGTTTAGTAGTTCGCTCCCTGAAACGATACGCTCCTTATGGACTACCTTTTCAACGGGTTTCTCTACAACCTTCTCAACCACCTTTTCCACCTCTTTTGGTGCAAGCGCAGACAAAATGGAAGCCTTAACTCCCTCCAAGTCTGCCGCAGTCACGCCAGGTGTCCGTGGCTTACGCGTCCTTGTAACCACCGGTCGCTCAGCCATCTCAACCTTCTCGGGCTTAACCACCTTGGTCTTGGGCTTGGGGACAAACTTGGGTAACGGCGTGTCAGCTGGCACCTCACCCTTAGCCTTCTTCTCTTCTACTTCCATGCGCTCTTTTGCGAGAGCCTCACGCTTGGCCTTCATAACCTCCATACCCTTCCGCAGGTTAGCCAGCTGTACCTCATTGCACTTGCGCTTCTCCTTCTTAACCGGCTTTGTCTCGGGCTCACTATCGCTCATTTAACAGATATACAGGAACTTTTCTTGGAAAAAACTATTGGTAAATCGGCAGGAACACCTTGGGGAAGAACATAATACGGGCTGATACGGTGATGTCGGCTACGGTCACGCTCGTAATCTTGACTTGCCAAAACACACGCCACGTGCCGCCTGATGTACCGGCTTTGACACTCCAAAACCTTATCGCCGATAGGTCGCCGCTGCCTGAATTGATTTGGATTGCAGTAGGCACACATAAAGGTATCCAGTTGCCGTCAAACCCGCCAGGGAAGTTGGGTGCTGTGATCGGCGTGCTAATCTGCTCTCCGCTGTCTAATGCACCACTCATGTTAAATGTCTGTATGAAGACCGCTTCTGTGAAACCAAACCCACTGCCGTCAGTAAGCGACTTGTTGATTACGAGGTTATTGGTCGTCAGCTCAGGAATCGCTGTGTCTCCAAAGGTTAGGTTATTGATTGTCACTGAACCCGAGTTAGCACCAATGATAAGCGGTTCGTCTGGCTGTGAATCAATCGAAGCCATCTGTGTGATTGCGCCGCCCTGAATCGCAGAAAAGGTCGTTGCGAGGTTGCCAATCGCCATCACGCCCTTCGCATAGGTAGGACCAATAGGCACAACGGCAAATTGGAGAGCGCCAGTGCTCGTCATGTTGAACGGAGCGCTAATGAAATTGACCCACTGATTAACACCCGCCGTTGAGTTGTAGATCTCCGTACTTGACCCGACATCAATACCATTAGGCCACCACAACAGAGTAAAGGCTACTTGTGCGAAGTTCTCTGCACCGCCCCATGTTCCACTTAGAAGCACAGACCTACCTGGCTGTATGTCTTCCAACAGGGGTGAGTTATTTGGGATATTCAAAAAGTTCAAGCCATACGAATACTGAACGATTTGGTAAGAGAACGTCGCCTGAGGCGGTGGAACAGGTCCAGCACCATACGGCGCAAAGTCAGGACCAGCCGCCAATGATGCGATACCGCCCTCTCCATAGTAACCTCCAAGAGGCGTAACCCAACTGATATTGTGCCAATCAGGGTTAGGAATATTGGTTCGGCCTATTCCTGCAACGAGCGACACAGACGGATCATTGAAGTATTCCTGATTCTCCTTAAATAGAGTTGTCTGCTTACCCGACAGCGTATTCACGAGAACGATGTTATTGTTATTAACATTGACCGTAGAAACTGCTGGACGAAGCGACCATGTTGGGGTATTATCAGGTCCCGTCGGCCCAGTGTAGCCAATTGGTCCTGTCACGCCTGTATATCCCGTAGGTCCCGTCACCGAAGATGCCGCACCCGTAGGTCCCGTGGGTCCAGTTCCAGGTGGTCCTGTCGGTCCCGTCACCGTAGACGCAGCACCAGTAGGTCCTGTACGCCCCGTAGGTCCAGTCGGTCCAGTTACCGTTGATGCCTGACCGGTCGGACCAGTATAGCCTGTGGGTCCGCTTGGTCCAGTAACACCAGTCGGTCCAACAGGTCCTCCACTTGGTCCCGTAGGTCCTGTTACTCCTGCGCCAACCGGTAATCCGTTAAAGAGGATATTTGACCCAGTCATATTGATCGTGCTTGTTGCCGCAATATTCACATTGGACGAGGAAGTGAGGGTCATATTTGTTCCGTTCAGGGTCAGGTTTGATCCGCTCGTAATATCCAACACATTTGACGCTGTGGAGATTGCCATTGTCCCAGCGCCGAGCGACCGCAGGATCATTGTGCCTCCTGAGGTAGGTGCGGCTTGCATAAGAATAGAACCAGTCTGCGTCACGTTCAAATCCCCGTTGCTTCCTACATAGGTCAGTCCGTTCTTCGTATTAACATAGGCGAGGTTAGAGGTGGTTAGATCAAAGTAACTCGCATTGATGGTCGTTGTGCCGTAGTTTGAAATGGTAAAGTTGCTTCCGGATTGGCTGAAACTACCGCCGTTCGATGAAGCGAGGACGATGTCTTGTGCCGTGAGTTCAAGGGGTTCGTTGTTGTTGTAGTTCGTCAGCAACCTTGTCGCATTAGAGTAGATGCCTAATATTCCGTGTCCGTTCGTCCCGATTTGAACTGACCCGTATGCATTGACATCGTACGCTTGTCCCGCCGTAGTAGTCATGTTGCACGAGGTATTCATAACATAGTTGCTATTGACGATGATGTTGGCGGTATAACTTTCCTGCCTCAATCCACCCGAAGCATAAATCTCGATTCCTGTAACAGTCGGTCCAAGTTTGATGTAGTGTGGAAACGCTGTGCCCTGTGAGATATTGATTTGTGCGTAGGTGTCGTCGCTTGCCGATATTTCTAACGACGCTGTGCCGCTGATGTTAGGCACATTGTAGAGACCATAGGTGCTTTGAAAGTCCATGATCGTATAGACATTAATAGGCGATCCTGCTGGTCCTTGCATGTAAGCCAAGTTAGAGAACCCACGCGAGTCCATATCTACGCCAGAGGGGTTTATGCACGGATAGTAAGACCAGTTCGAAGTATCGCTTGATGAACCTGCGTACGGAACGCCGTTGAAGTAGAAGTTAGACCCAGTGAAGTAGATGTTAGATGCTCCCGCATTGATATTCAGGTCTGTATAGTTGGTGTTGATGTAGGGCGTAATCACTTGGTCTGTTGCCCTAATATTACTGCCGTAGAGGTTTGATGCCTCCACCACATTAAACCCGCTGATCCCCGACGAGTTGTTGCCTGCTATGTTGCTACTGAATATCGTAAGAGCTGTGTTGATATTCAGATTTGCCGCCGGTGCGATCGTTATATCACCAGCGAAAGAGGTTATGCTCGGCGTAGCGATTGTAGGTGTCGCCATAGAATCGTCGGCACTGAAATATCTGCAATTGATGTTACAGAAGTTATAGATGGCGGAGTTGTTGCTGTTGCCGTTAATCTCTACCCATTGGCTACTACGTGCGCCAATCAGCAGGTTAGAGCCAGAGTAGTTGCAGATATTATCCACATACATCGTGTTCTGTACCACCGTGCCGTTCTGGCCGTACAGGTAGATTGTTCCCGCGTCTGGTGGTGTGGCTGGTGGAGTAGCATTTGCGATAATCTTGACTCCGAGTTGGCCATACAAGTAGTTGACGCCGACAGTGGAAAAGGCAGGACGAAAGCCGAGCGATGCGTAGGACAGAACACCAGCGCCGCCGATCTTCACCGCAGAGGTCGCAGTATACACTGAACCCACCGGAGTTTGTGCATCCAGCACGATCAGGCCTCCTGTCGCATAATCAAGCGGAGGAGCACCTACAACTGCGCCCTGTGCGACCATGTTAATCTCACCATTGATGCCGTTTGAGTAGCCACCTGCGGAAGTAAGATTGATGCGCCCACGATTGCCGTTAGACGCATTGAGGTTGATGTCGCTGTACGCAGATACAACAGAACCCTGCGAGGCGTTCAAGTTGATGATACGCGCAGTTTCGTTAATGTTCGTCACAGAGGTCAAAGACAATACATTGGAGGTGATTGAGTTGTTGATGGCATTGCCGTTCATCTCGACCTGATGGATTGCTGGATAGTTCGCCCAGTTCGAACTTGATGCAGGTGATCCAGCCGGTCCAGTCATTCCTGTCGGTCCAGTCACGGTCGATGCAGGACCAGTCGGCCCTGTCCGTCCAGTCGGTCCAGTTGGACCAGTTCCTCCTGCCCCTGTTCCACAACAGCAATCTCCCGAATACAGCGTAGGATAGGCGATAATCACGATGCCTGATCCTCCTGCCGCACCATCATTACCCGAACCTCCACCTGAACCTCCGCCACCTCCACCTGTGTTTGTCCCACCAGCAGCACCATCACTAAACGCCGCACCGCCATTACCTCCACCACCAGTTCCACCACCACCGCCACTACCAAAGTTCGTTCCGCCACCTCCACCACCAGCGACCGTGTAAGAAGCACCATAAATCACATATGTTCCGCCGTTTCCTGCTGTTTGTGTAGAACCAGCAGCACCCATACCACCACCGCCACCGCCATAACCCACACCGCCCGAAGCACCATTGAACCCGACTGACCCCGTGCCTCCTGCGTATCCTGAACCCTGCCCGTTTCCACCGCCTCCACACCCACCATTTTTTCCAACCACATCATTCCAACCACCGCCGCCACCACCGCCAATCGCACTTATACCAAAGAAAGAACTTGTCCCGCCATTTCCACCGGGATCACCGCCCGTGCTTCCTACTCCTCCTGCCCCTACGACGACAGATGTAGAACCTCCTGCCGTCACACAAGTTCTAACTGCCCCACCACCGCCACCTCCACCGCCGATGTAGAGAGAACCACCACCTCCACCACCGCCAACCACAAGCACTTCAACACACATCGTAGCAGGTTCAGTCAAGGCAAACGTTCCCGAAGAAGTGAAGGTATGAAAAGTAAAGCCATTTGCAGTTGTGATCGTGCCGCCTGTTGCGACGACTGGTATGGTAGATGGTCCAGCAGGGCCAGTTGGACCTGTTGAACCTATATTGTTTCCGTTCCCGTTCCACTGGGGTCGGAGCATTTGTGATTAGTCAAGGAAGTAATGTGATGTAAAAATCTAATAGAACAAGCCAAGAGCGATCTGCGTATTGAAGTTAGGAGGCTGGTAGAAAGGAGAGCCGTTATCATCGTATAGCTCAACCGTGATCTCATAAATCTCATTGGGCGTGGATAAGCTTGGTGTCTCTACTGAGTTTGTTGTGTAAGGATTGACGTTCAGTGACGGCACTTGGATTGGCACAGATGCAATCAAGTTCTTCTTGTTATACATATCAACACCGCCGCCGATGGAACAAGAGACATAAACACCGACATTCTGGACTCCAAGCAAGATCGGGTTTGCATCAGCATAAAAGGCAGTATTACCAGTCGGAACGCCCGTTGATGTAGCAACTCCACGCTGGGACGCTGAACCCCACCAAAGACCAGTGGAAGCATAAGCCATCGCAAATCCAAGACGCGCATTCATGCTGATACCCTCAACGTAAGGTTGTGCGGTAGAACTCGCCCATGTCTGCGCCACATTTGTAGCACCATTCATGCGGATACGATTGTTAGGGTTTGTCGTGCCACGCAGAAGGTCCAGCACATTCGGGTCATCGGCAGCAGCAGGGGCAATATACTTTGTGCCGTTTCCAGCAATCGTGAACTTACGGGCAGCAGTGTCGTATGCGAAGGTCACCTCACCAGCAATCCAAGTAGGATTATAAGTGGCCGAATCACCACCCGCACCTGCCGCCAAGTTCAGTGCCGCCGCGAGTTCAGTTCCCGAGTTGAAGTACTTGTTAATCGTGTAGGCAGTGAATCCAGCATACGGCACATAACTCGAAGGAAGCAAACGGATACAATGGAGGTTGGCAAGAGTAGTAATATTCGCCTGTGTAGTCGCCTGTGAATAGTAAAAGAACATGAGACCTGACTGATCGTTCAGTTGCAGGGAGGAATTCACAAAGTTCGCGCTAATCAACTGGATACCCTTACACCCCAGCAGAGGATTCGGCAACCGGTTTGTGAAGCGGTAGTACACGCCGTTCGGGTTTTGCAGTTCCAAGTTTGGATCGGCAAATGCGTCCAGCTGCATCTTATCTGGGTGATTGAGAGTCGCCATTTATCATTCTGCTATACATTATTCCTTGTAGGTCAGTTTCATTGTAAAGGTACAGATAGCGTTGTTCGTTAGATAATAGGGCTCGTCCATCTCATCGCGTAACTCAATTCCAATGGTATAGATGTCACTATCATAAACCTTCAACGCATCATCGATGTAATGCTGGTAATAGCCAACTCCCAAGTTACCGGCGTTCATGTTGACAATGGCAAGGAGATTTGTGCTTCTTTGCGTATTGAGAGTTGAGCCGCCTACGATCGTTGCATAGACCGACACAATTGAAGTATAGACCAAGTTGGCATAACCCTCGGCCGTATAGACCTGTGTAAGAACTGCCTGTTCCTGTGGTGTGAAGCCTTCTTCTGCGCTATATGCTAAGTAAAGTGGAATAGGTCGCATGCGCCGGAGATAGTTATAAGCCTCAATATTCACGGCTGTCTGCGTAGGATCAATATAAAACACCGAGGGATTGAACTGCCCGTTCCACGTGAAACCCAAGATCGTATTGAGTAAGCGCCTTGGTGACGGATTGAACGGCTGACCTGGGATTCCATAAGGAAACCCAAACAGAGCGCCGCCTCCAAGACCAATCAGCATAAAGTCATAACGAGAGCTAATGGTGTATAACCCCATTGTAGGTGCTACTGCGCCACTCTGCGTGCTCCACTTTTGCAGAGACCAAAACAGCGAGTTACCCGATGGATACTGACCGGTTGAAACAGCAGTCGCAATGAAGTATTGTGTGCCTGAACTGATCGCAGTATAATACACAATTTCACCAACAGCATAAGTCCTTGTTCCAGTCCAAATGGTAGCAGCTGCTAATGGGAACGGCTGGTAGTTTTGGTTCTGTTCCATCGCATAGTAATCAACGCCATTATGTAGCACCTTGTCATTGGCTTCATAGACAGCATACGGATTCCACAGCTTCTTTGATGTTCCTTGATTAAGCGCAACATTGGGATCATTGTAACCAGTTGGCACATAATAATAGTTGGCTGGTGTCGGTGTCGGTTGTAAAAGTTCATAAGGAGTCCATGGGTTCGATACACCAAGCCTTTTCCAAAACGGGCTTGTAGAACTCGGTGTGTTGTTGGTGTTATTCGCAATTGTAGAAGCATAGACAGAGTTAGTAGCCGAGTGATAGGCTCGGCAGTTGATAGGATAAACATAAGACGAAGACCAATCATATCTTATCCAATAATTAGGTCCGCCTACGCTTTCAGGGTTGATGGCTGTATTTGGCTGTATGCATACCCAAGTGTAAGTTGCTCCTGTAACAATATCGTTCAGCTGATACAGACGGCCAGCGTTCCAAAGCTGTATGAAGTCACTACCGGCTCCGTTCAAGTGCGCGTCCCACATCGCCTCGTAGATCACAAGACTTCCCGACTGAGTACTTGTGGCTAACTGACCCTTGCGATAGTTGATGGTGTTGCTCCATGGTTGCACGATATCGGTATAAACACGCTTCCACCAAGTCCCTAATGTTGTGTATGGATTATGGTTAGAGTTCGCAGCCTGTAACGATTGATAGGTAGCGATATTAGGAATCGTATTGGCGTTGGAGTGATAGATCACAGCGCCCGCATTATAGGTATAGACTGACGACCACGCAGACGTGGCGAGCGGCAGATATGCGTTCTGTCCGGTCATTTGAAACTTGTTGGTAGGAGTGTCATAGGTTAGGCTGATGTCACTGGGAATGTACTGAATTTGGTAGTTGCTGTATGATGTGTCGCCGTTTTGATAAGCGAGTAGCTGATTGGTTACCGCAATGTCATTTGAGGTAGAGAGTGCCAGTTGCGTCGCCACATTGGAATACGAGTTGAAGGTTTGATTAAACCCATAATTAGAAGGGTTAATCATAAGCTCCTTCTTGTAATACGATGGAAGCAGACGCGAGAAGTAGAGGTTGTTTTGATTTGGCACAAGACCGGAATAGACTGACAACCGGTAATACCAAAAGCCACACGCCGTATCCGGAATGTTTGCGGTCGGTAACGGAATCACAGCATCTAACAATTGCAAGGTCTTTGCTTGCAGGATCGGCCGTGGCATATTAATATTGAAAAACGAGTATCCATCTACCGAGCCCGTGTTTGTTGCGTTTGCTGAGCTTATACTTACCAATGCGGGTTGATTTAGCATAGAGCGAAAGACCTGAACTCCGGACACTCGACCCTTTGCCTGTTCGGCCTCTATGTCCTCTACGATCGCCGCTATGTCCTGTTCCATTACCTTTGTCACGAGAAACCTTCTCCGGTTCAAATCGCATAGGTGGAATGTAGGAAGGTGGTGCGTCAGGTGGGATATAGTCATCTTCCTCTCCAACGCCCCACCATTTACTCATTATTAGAACTGCGGAATATACCAATTGATATATCCCGTGCCTGCGCCAGGTGCTCCTGCGAGATTTACCACAAAGTTAGATCCGGCTGTCTTACTTGTCACCTGCATAAAGCTCGGTGTTCCGGACACGTACTCCCATGATAGAAGGATCACAGAGCTCGATGTGATGTTCGCATTGGAGATAGTCGTATTGCTTCCCGCAGCAGCAAGAGTGCGCCCATAGTTATTGAGGAGCGCATTGCTGTCATTGGGGTTCGGCGACACATTCACCGAGAGATTGAGCGATGTAGCCATTTATGATAGAACGGCGAGTAGTTTTTTCACAGCTCCATTACAAATGCCCCGTAAGAGCGATTTTGTGGTTGGTTTGGAAGCAGTGTTGAATAACCCCAAGGCGAGCTTTATGCAGAATCCAAAGACTTTCAATGAACTCTACTCGCAGTCGGGTATGTCAATGAACGCCATGATGAAGCATATTGGCAAGTCGTCCAAGAACCGCAAACAGAAAGAACCGACAGATGCCGAGAAGAGTGAAGCAAGATTGGATAGAATGGAAGCGCAAACAAATAAGTAGTGTATGATAAACAAAATGTCTTTTACGAATCAGGCTGGCGATCTTAACCCCTTCACTGAGGTTGTGCCTGCATCGGCTCAGTATGGCGCTCCTGAGAAATCGTCTATCCTGACCCAGCGCCGTCGTTGCCGTGTCACTCCCCAGACGGGCGGTTCGTATGGTTCGGTCAGTGCCGGTACTGGTGCAGGCGGCTCGCAGATCCAGTTTCTCATCAGCGACCAGGGTGGTCTTCTTGACCCTCGTTCTATTGTCGTCAATTACACGATCTTTACCTCCACCTCGGGCGTGGCTCCTGACGACGGACACCCCTTCATGACGGCCCAGTGCCTCCTCAACGGACAGCTCCTCGAAAATATCCAGAATGCGCCCAAGCTGGCAAACGTGGAGATGGCGCTTGGAGGCAGCAAGAACTACTACCAGTCTGCCGGATCATTCCAGGGCTTCGAGCTCCTCAACAACGACCTTGTCACCAACGTCCCGTCCAGCTCAGTCACGGCGAGCATTACGGCGTGGGGTTATGTGTCCGGCAATGCTGCGTCGGTGGCGACTCGGGCTCAGCGTGCGTCCTCGGCGGTCTTCAACAACATTCCCGGCGAGCAGCGTTCTATCCCGCTCGGTCTTATGATGGGTCTTGGACGCGCCGTTCAGTATATCCCGATCGCCCTGACCGGAGAGCTTGCACTGGTTCTCATCACGGGTCAGCCCAACGATGTCCTGTTTAACACGGCTTCCACGACGGCTGGTGATTATTCGCTGTCTCAGGTCTCGCTGGAATACGATATTGTCGTGCCTGATGCTCGCTACATGCAGTTCTTACAGAAGGTCACCATGGACGATGGTGCGGGTCTCACGATGCCCTACGAGAGCTCCATTGTTACGACGGCTGCTGCGATTGCGGCTTCCTCAACGGCTCTTACGCAGAACGACCTGATCGTGTCCCGTGCGACGAATCACCTTCTCCGTGCCAGTGTCGTTCAGGTTCCCCAGACCTGCGTGTCGCTGATGGGTTACCCGAGCCAGTCGTGTTTCAGTCACGCAGGCGTGTATTCAGTCCAATTCCGTATTGGATCGCAGGTCTATCCTCAGGTCGCCGCTCAGGGTGACGCATCGCTCTTCAACATGTCGCTCTCGGCGTATGGTTCAGTGATGCAGGAGAACGGCACGGTGACGAACCGGTGCCTGTGGGGTAACTCCACGAACGGCGCAACTGCGGGTACGGCGGCGGTCTATGAGACGGCTGAGGCGGCGGCAAGTGGCACGCTGAAATTCTGCTATGCCGACAAGTTCATTCCTACCTATGGCTTCCAGACGGTCAAGGGCGACGTTCAGCCGCTCGCGGTTGATGGTGTGTCGCTGGCGGGTGCCTCGGGATCGCAGCTCATCGCCTCGCTGGTCTCAGCGCCGGGCGTGGCTTACACCCCGTTCGTTATCCTCACGGCAATCCGCTTCATCAAGGCTCAGGGTGGAGCGGTGCAGGTGGTCGGCGCGTAATTTCTCAACCTATAATAAATGCGACGTGGCAGGGGACTTTGGCGAATCACATGGGTCGTGTAAGGCGCTCCAAGATACAAGTAACAACATCAACATTAAAAGCATTACCTAAACACTTATACCGATTGGTCGTAGCCACGCCCTCAGTATAGTTGTCCGGTAACCCTTGTAGTCGCTCACACTCAATCGGCGTGAGTTTGCGGATCTTGTCTTCTACATTAATCAGTGTCGTCCCGTTCGCATGTGATCCCTTATACATTGTGGAGGTGAGCGTGTGCGCCTTCTTATCTACATCACGCAGATTGGTCTGCTGATGCTTTGAAAGAACCAATGTCCTCTGCTTCCGCTCAACCGAGTTCTTAATGCCCGCCTCTGTCGTGTTGGCGTGTGAATACGTAGCCGTAAGACAAAACGCCTTACCCTTCACGACCATACGCTCATCAACCTCGCCGTCCGGTTGCAGAATGTCCTTTAACGCAATCCCTCGGTCAGCGGGTAACTCAAATGGAATATTCGTCCAAAATAGTCGCTTACGAGATTGAGCCGACACAAGTGACGCATCAAAGAGCACGGGTTCAACGCCCATCTCAGCCGTGATGATGTCCCTGTCCTTCTTAGGCATGGAGGCTACATTCTCCAAAACAAACCAAGTGGGTTTGCACTCATTCTTAATCCTGATGTATTCCCAAAATAGACTGGACCTATCGCCACTAAGTCCTTTTCTATCCTTTTTGGCGATGGAGAGATCTTGACAGGGTGATCCACCGATGAGGAGGTCATAGTGGCACGTGGGGTGGAAGGTTCTAACATCGTCGTGCCTGATGATTTCCGGATAGTTCTTCTGCGAGACTGCTGTGGCGTACTTGTCAATCTCAACGGCGGTGTAGGTTTCAATAGGTAAGGCGCATCGTTCGAGGGCAACGCAGGCGCAACTGATACCATCAAACAGGGACAGAACATTCATATTTATATCATCGCAATATACAAATACAAATGGAGGAAGCACATGTAATCAATGTCGCCAGCCGGAGTGACCGAATGATGAAGTTTGTAAAGGATTGGGAAGGACGAGGTCTTGCGATCATTCGTGAGGACGCATTTGTCCCCGACGGCACATCAATCCGCAATGTCTATGACGCTGTGTTTCTCAAACACCGGCAGATCTTAGAGGCAGCCAAGCACCGAGGGGAAGAGTTCTGTTTGATTATGGAGGACGATGCAGTGCCGGGTGATGACTTTGAACTCAGGTTCAAACACATCAAGGACTATCTCTGTCTGCGTAATGATTGGGACGTATTCAATGGCGGTATGTTGTCTATGCGTGATTGTGTCACCAAGATTGTTCGCATCAAGGACGATGGGCTGACTACGATGCTTGTTACCTCGGTGCGCGGTTGTATGGGTCATTTCCTATATTTCCGTGTTGATGATGCGCTGAGGAAGATGAGGAGTTGGGAGGCTGAGGGTCGCCCTGAATACGATGGCTGGTATCCGCATTATCTCCGGTGTCTCGCATGTGTTCCGTTCCTCGCCATTCAAAGTGACGGATTCAGTGACGCAGCCAAGGACGAGCGCAAGTGGGAGGAGAGGTTCAAGATTGAGGAGACAGCTATGCTATATGGAATGCGCGAGTTCCTTACCGACGACCCTTTGCCATCAGGTAATCCAGCAGTCTCTTCTGTGCCTCCGCCTTCGGGCGAGTAGTATAACCATGGGTCTTCCCCGTTGTCTTAGTCATCACTGCAAACTTGCCACCTTTCCTAATAACTTCGTAGGGCATTTATATACACAAATGATTACTTTTCACTCTCACTTGAATTTACTGAGCTGACGGATCCACGGCGTAACATCTGCTTCATTTGCAACGTCTTCCTTGATGGAGGGAACGGCGTACTGAACTTGATAGTCCAACGATCTTCCGTAATAGGACGGCGGCGATCAAGCACGACAAAGTTGTATGGCTCACTTGCCATTGCCATATCATAAATCGCAATCCACTCGTCCGGTTCATAGTTCTCGCTCAACTCCTCGGCAATCTTCACTAACTCTTGGCGGCTCATACGAGACACCACGAATGTCGTGATATTATTGCGGACAGACGGCGCAGAGAATCCGGAATTCTTATAGACCTGAGAGCAGAACATAATGGTTGTGTTACACTCGTGGCGAGAGGTCAGTGCCAACTTCTCCACAGGTGGCGGTGCATTCGGCCTTGGCTTCTTCATCAGCCCAGCGCCAACAAAGTCATCAAAAATCAGCAGGGCATTCAGCGGCGACTTGTTCTTCTCCAAGCGCTCTATTTGATGCTTCCGTAGATCATTTTGGTATTCCTCAAAGATCACGGGGTTATACTCTTCAAGGATCAGCTTGTTCTCAATCGGCAGCTTCTCAAATGCAGGCTTAGCATCGAGCGTGCCAAGGTAAATCAAAGCCTCGTCAAAAATACTCTTCTTACCCTTTCCATACACATAGCCCTTTGTCAGTAGCGTCCATAGAATAGACGACTTGCCTGATCCACACGAGCCCAGTACATAGAACGTTGCCGGTAGTTTTGGTAGGAACTGGGCTTCAATCTTTTCAATGCGCTTGTCTTTTGGTTTATTCTCCGCCGGGCAAACCTCCCACGCTAAATCTCCCATTACTCAATCAGCAGTATATTTACTTGTCAGTTGTCTTTGTGGCGCAACAATCCGTTTTGCCAGCGCGCCCAATGTCATAGACATGTCATAAAAATGTCATAAATCCACTAATGGTGACATCAAAGCCACTATACGCCTTACCTAATGCCTT